ATAATACCAAAAGAAGGTAGGTTCTTTATTTTTCCTTTATGGTTAAATCATGTAGTTTATCCTTTTAGAGGCGAAGGCGAACGAAGAAGTTTGTCTTATAATATTAATGTTATATGGGATGATGATTACTATGATAATCCAACTCCAAGCACTGTTAAATTAAAAACCAGTATAGAAGAGAGAATTAATAATGAGTGATGTTTGTTTTGTTTTTGCAAGTAACGCAGAAAAAGATGCTGAAGGAGTAATTAGTAAATATTTTTCTGATGCTGATTTTGATATTAAATTTCTATGCTCTACTAAGAAAGANAAAATATTAAAAAAAGATGTAGACTTAGAGCTAGAAGAACTTAATAGTTATAAACTAATTTGTCCTATCGGTGCAGAAAGTTTAAAGTATACAGCAGGATATACTGGTGTTCAAAAATATAATGGAGTATTTATAGAAAAGAAATATCTTCCTATAATGCATCCTAATATGACTATATTTAAACCTCAATTAAATGACGATATTGTTTCCGCATTTTCTAAAATTAAACCAATACTTGATGATGAGAATGTAGGTAAAGAAATTGATAAAGATTATCAATTTATAGAAACACAAGATCAATTAGAAAAAATCTTACCGCAATATGAAGAAGTAGACACTATTGTTGTAGATATTGAAACAACTTCTTTATCTGCAAGAAAAGGTGTTATTATTGGTATTGCAATGTCTTCCAGAGAACATCAAGGACATTTTGTGTCTTTAGATGTTGTAATGAATAATTTTGATTATTTCTTTGATCTTTTTGCTAATAAACGATGTGTTTTTCATAATGCAAAATTTGATATGCAATTTATGGAAGATTCTCTAGGTTTTGTATTTGATCGTTGGGAAGATACTATGCTTCTTCATTATTGTTTAGAAGAATCAGTAGGAACTCATGGATTAAAACCTTTGGCATTACGTTTTACTGATCTTGGTGATTATGAAAAAGAATTAGATGACTATAAGAAAACATTTGCAAGACGTAATAAAATAAAACTTGCAGATTTTAATTATGGTATGTTGCCAATGGATATTCTTGCACCCTATGCATGTAAAGATGGAGATGCTACTTTTCAACTATATAATAAATTTAAACCTCTTGTAGATAAAAGTGAAGAATTTGTTTCTTTGTATAACACAATTCTTAAACCTGCAACAAGAGCTTTGAAAGTATTAGAGCGTACAGGCGGTCCTATTAATTTAGCACAATTAGAAAGATTAGATGAGGAATATAAAATTGATATTGAAGAATGTATTGAGGAAATTAGTCAGCATAGCGCAGTCCAACGCTTCGAAAGACTACACAAAAAGACATTTAACCCCAATAGTACTATGCAATTACGACAACTTTTCTTTGAGATTATTGGATTAAAATCTAAAAAGAAAACAGCAACAGGAGCACAAAGTGTTGATAAGGAAGTTCTACAAACTCTTGAACATCCTTTAGCACACGCTGTTTTAGATTTACGAGAAAAATCTAAACTATCTGGTACATATATTTCTAATATAGTAAAAGGATTAGATAAAGATAGTAGGCTTAGAAGTGGTTTTAATATTCAAGGTACTACTTCTGGTCGTCTTTCAAGTTCTGGTAATCTAAATTATCAAAATATTCCACGAGATAATAAAGATATTAAAAAGTTATTTAAAGCACGAGATGGTTATAAAATTGTTCAGTGTGACTTAGGAACTGCAGAAGTATACTATGCAGCAGTTTTAAGTAATGATTCTTTTCTTCAACAAGCATTTATAGATAAACTTGATTTTCATTCTTATGTAGCAAAACAAATGTTTAATCTATCTTGTGAAGTATCTGATATTAAAAAATATTATCCAAATGAACGACAATATGCAAAAGCTATTACATTTGGAATAATGTATCAAGCAGGTCCAGCAAAAATTGCTGAAACAGTTAATAAAGATGCGGCTGCAGGTGAAGAAATCACAAAAGCACAATCTTCCCAGTTTATCAATAAATATTTTAGAGAAGCTAAGTCGCTTAAAAGGTTTATTGATGACTCTAATAAACAAATTGAAAATTATGCCTTTATTTATTCTCATTTTGGTCGTAAGCGAAGGTTGCCCGAATCTAAATCTCCAAATAAGGGAGTCTCCTCCCACGCCGTTAGATCTGGTGTTAACTTTTTAGTTCAGAGTGTTGCATCTGATATCAATCTTCTAGGAGTAATTGACTTAATTGATTGGGTACAGGATAATGGTTATGCAGATGATATTCTTACTTTTACCGTTGTTCATGATTCTATTGTAAGTGAGGTACGAGAAGACTTAATTGATATATATGTAGAAAATGCAAAACGCTGTATTCAAAAAGATAGGGGATTATCTATTCCAAACTGCCCTATTAAAGTAGATTTTGAAGTAGGAGATAGTTGGGGAAATTTGAGTGACTACAAATAAGTTTTCAAAAATAACATTTCCTTTTTTCTGTTTTAAAAAAAAACCTTACGAAATAAATATTACTTTTGATAAGATAGAAATTAAAAAACACTTAAATTCTCATTTTGAAACAGTAGATAATAAAAATTTTATAGGTGATTATTTTTCTAGATTAATACAAATAAAACCTAGAGTTAATTTTGAGCTTACTTGTAAAGATGTACAAGAGTGTATTACTACAAAAGCTATATGGGGTCTAGATAAAAACGCAATAATACATGATCTTTCTCCAAAATTTACATTTCTTGCTAAAACTGTAAAAATAAAAAAGGTAAAAGATAATTTTGTGTGGCTTGACAAAGTTGCTTATCCGTTTAAAATAAATACTAAGGAAGTATTATTTATTGATGAAATTTTATATGCAAGAATTATATATATAAATAATGAATGGTATTTAAAAGAATTTTTAATGGAGCCAAATAATAAAAACTATGAAAGACTCTAGTAACATTATATCTCTTGCAGATATTATTGAACAAAAAATAAGAAAAGAAAAAGAATTAGAATTTTATGAGCAACAATTACTAGACTTACAAAAAAAAATGTTTTTTGTAAGAAAAGATATTGAAGTTACTAATTTAGTTATAGAAATAATTAATGACGAGTCACGAGATATACTTAAAGTATTAGGGCAAGATAAAAAATTATTATTAGAATGAAAAACAATGAAAGCTAAAGTAAAAACAATCTATATCTCTGATAAAATATATATCAATAAAAATGATGTAGAAAATGAAAATGATATTGTAAGTCTTTTTACGTACAATAACGGAGATGAAATTCTTTCTACATTGGGCGAAAGTTCTACTCATTTTGTAGTTCCTAGTAACGGTTATCATAAATTAGAGTGGGATAATGTTGTCGATACTAGAAAATATGAAGAAGCTGAAACAGAAATGACTTTTTCTGGCGAACTACGATGGGAACAACAAGAAGTAGTAGATAAGTTTTTTAAAAAAGGTCGTGCAAGAAGTGGCATAATTCAAGCACCTTGTGGTTGGGGTAAAACATATACGGGTTGTAATATTATTGCTAGAAATAATGTTAAAACTTTAATAATGGTTCATACAAAATTATTATTTAGGCAATGGATTGAAGAATTAGAACATCAAATTCCTAATATTAATATAGGAAAAATAGGGGATGGGTTACTTGACGTTCAAGACATTACTGTAGGAATTTATAAAAGCGTATTTAATAATCTATCACAACTTAGAGAGTCATTTTCAATGATTATTGTTGATGAAGCACATCTTTGTCCTGCTGATTTATTCTCTACTGCTTTAAATAACTTAAATGCTAAAATAAAAATTGGTATATCTGCTACACCTAAAAGAAAAGATGGTAAACACATTTATCTTTCTGATTATTTTTCTCCCTTTTTAGTATCGGCAAAAGATCCTCGAAAATTAAATGATCCTTCTGTCAAAATAGTACAAACTGACTTTAGATTTCCTGTAGTTGATCCTAAAAGAGATTGGTCTAGGCAACTAAATAAACTTTGTTCTAATGAACAGTATTTAGAACTAATAGCTAAAGAAGCAATTTCTATGATTGCAAATCGGCGTTGTCCTCTTATTTTAGGAGAAAGAGTACAAATGCTAAAAGATTTACAAAAATTAATTCCAACAAGTATATGTCTAATAGGAGAAACAGATGAATCAACTAGAAAAGATGTTCTTTCTAATGTCGGAGGAAAATATAAAGCTGTGCTATCAACAAAACTCTTTGATGAAGGCATTAGTTGTCATAGGTTGGATACATTGTTTCTCACTTGTCCTAATAATAATCCTATTAAGCTTGAACAACGAATTGGTCGTATCGTACGTGAACACGATGATAAACAGCTTCCATTAGTTGTAGATTTTTGGTTAGGAGGACATATTGTCCGCCGACAACAAACAAAAAGAATAGAGTGGTATAAAAGTCGTGGCTACTACATACTTTAATTGGTACGAAATCTATCAAGCAGCACGAAAAGACCCTGCTGCAATAATAATCTTGACATATGGTCTTACTAAAGATTATAATGAACCTATAGCGTGGGGAAAAGGAAGATCTCTTTTAAACAGTCTTAATATTCATCATATACCTACATTTTTATTTCAGTCAGGAATATTAGAAGCAAGTAAAGGAAATATATTTTCAACATTTAAAACTAAACAAACACAAAGCTATATTAAGAATACAAAATTTCTAACATATAATGTAGCAGCAAAGTATAAAGTTGATTACTTAAAAACGCTAAGTATGAGAAGGGTATCTGATAAAACAGATAAAATTCCCGCATCATATATAGAAGGAAAAATAAATAATCCTTTTTTAACAGTTGATAAAGATTTTATTTATTTTCGATATGAATCTCTGGATACAGAGATATCCTAAACACAGAACTAATGTTCAACAGGAGGATACAATGGTTGCTTGGGATAAAGCAAAAGGAAAACAAAATACAGGTCAACGTCGAGAAATTCAACGTATGACAATGAATCTTGGAGATAATAAGGTTCGTCTAGTTGGGGATGTAATGCCCCGTTATTGTTACTGGGTTACCACAACAGAAGGCAGAAAAATGCCAGTAGAATGTCTTGAATTTAGTCGAGAGACAGAAAGTTTTGATAATTCTGCAGATAACCCTTTCAAAGAAATTGACGAAGCAGTATATTCTGATAAACCTCAATTTTCTTATGTGTGCAATGTTATTGATCGTGCAGATGGTCAAATTAAATTGTTTGATCTGCGCTCTACTATTTATAGTCAGATTGTAGATTATGCTGCAAACCCAGAATATGGGAATCCTGC